TAATATTATAATGATGATATATATTATATTAGCATTATTTATAATTGTTATAGCATCTGCAGCATATTTAATATATGACTTTTTTATTTACACTTATGAAACCAGTGCGAGAAGCGCGAGCGGCGTGAATATTAATTTATTAGAGGAGGATGCTCAGGCTACTGAGGATATTACTGAGAATTATGAAAATAATGATCATATATATTTTATGACTTATAAGGATACTGCCAACTTTTTTGCAAATGACGCTGATATGTATGTGCGCAATATGACGGATTTAGATTTACACGCACGGAAAGTAAAAACACATATGGAATATATAAATAATATTGAAGATACTGCTATTTCTTTTACAGAAGAAGAAAAGGGGCTGCTAAAAAGATGTGCTGAAAACGCTGATATATATTTAAGAAAAGAGACTTTCAAGGAATTGAAATATATGAAATATATGAAATATATGAAATATGAGGCTTATATTAATGGTAATAATATAGCGGAAATTAAATGGGTATTTGCTAACACATATACAAACCGTTTTAATGATATACTTAAGGAAAATGAGGAAGGATTGCCGCATACGCGTGAAAATGTTATATTTTTATCTAAAAATGTTTTAAAAAACGATGAGTTAAACTTAACAAATACTTTGATACACGAGAAGATCCATATATATCAAAGATATAATTCAAAAATATTTGACAAAATAATGCGTGAGATGGGTTTAAAAGAATTAGACAAAAAATCATATAAATTTGCTAAATATATCCGGTCAAACCCTGACACTAACAATAAAATATATTACGCGGCTACCGCTGCTACCGCTGCTACCGCTGCTACAGAAGCTGCAGAAATAGATGAAGAGAGTATAATGGTATGTTTATATAGAAATAATAAACCCAATGGTATTAATGATGTAATACATACTAATTACGCAAAAGAGCATCCATATGAAAAGATTGCTTATGAAATTGCAGAAAACTTTTATAAAAATAATAAGGATAAATATATAAATATATAAATATATAAATATATAAGATATAGTAATAGTATAGAATTATGGAAGAAGTTATTAAGCAAGCACCTGAACATATTTCTAAGGAAGATATTGAAACCATTTTTAAAAAGAATAATGATAATGTTATAGATACTTTAATAGAATTATGGGATATTGAAGCTCCTAAAGATACAACCGACAGTAATCCCGAAGAGATTGATTTAACAACTCCAGAAAATAAATGGGCAAATATAAGGGATGTTTGCGACTCTTATGATTTACAAATGAAGGTGCATATGAATAATATGAAAAGCAAGACGATGATCTAATGCATTTGGACAATATAAATTATTTTTATTTGAGATATATTGAGATATTATATATTATATAATATTAAATGGCTATTCAAAAATATGAATTTAGAGAGATTACACAAATCATTAAGGAGGTTTTTCCTCCTGTTCCTTGTACTAATATATACTGCAAGTTAAATATAAATTCATTAAAAGGATATTATAATTATTCAATGGGACTTATGGGTGGTAATAAATACGCTTTGAAGCGGCTTAAAAAAATAGTAAAAGGTGGTAATTCGGGTGATGATGATTTAGATTTTTTATCAACATCCAAATATTTATATTATAACACTGATAAAAAAGAATATTAATATCCTTTATATAATTAGATTTAATAAGATTAAGATTATAAATGTTTCAAAATTTTCAATTAGAAATGTTTATAATGATATTATTATTACTTATTATAATTTCTATGACACCTTTAATAGAGTTAAAATACCATAGCGATTTATATGATAATATTGACGCATTTAATAAATATTGTTTGAATAATGACATCAAATTAATCAACGAGCTGGATGTGAAAGAGACATATATGTGGAATATGTGCAAGTATATCTTGGATTTTGATAATTTAGCCAACTTTTTTTACAAGAAGGACGACAGCAATAGCAGCAACAAGGAAGATTATGCTCCGCTCAACCGGAATGTTAGCATAATCACGATTAATAACATTAATATAGATAATATTATGAAAATATACAACTACTATTTATATATGTCATTGCCGTTTTTTATATTACTAATAGCATTTTTTATTAGCCAACTATATTTTTTTATATCTATAAATGCTGATGATGATTTAAAAATATGTATGGCGGGCAGTAGCAATATTGAAATTCAAGATTGCTTTCGCTATTACACATATATGTTATTTGTATATATTCTATTACTTATAATCTTCTTCTCAATAATACTAAAGAAATTAACGGAGTTATACGCGGATACTGATGCCTACGAATATCTAATGTTGATGAAAGAGTTTGACATCCTTTTAAAGGAAAACAATACCGCGAATGCCGCGATTGTAGATATTATAAAGACGCATTCTAAAAGCAAAATTAATGACATATCATATACGACATTAAATAATAGCGCGGTATCAACTGAGATTTTAAAAATATATAACAAGGACAAGTTGAAAAAATACGATAATAATAATAACTACAAGATAACACTACATAATATTGAAAAAATGGATTATTATAATAGCGATGATGCAAAGAATAAAATCAAGGCCAAGGTGGAGGATATCTTTAGATTTATATATGTATATATTATATTCCTAATAGTCCCCCTATATATACTTTCAATATCGCTGCAAGGAAACTATGTATATCTATTATGTGTTATAATAGCTATAATAATATTCAGCACATCTGTGTATAATGTTTACAATACTTTGCAAAACTAAACTAATATCATAATATCACAGAATCTCTTACAATATCTTTTTTTCTTTCTAAGGTTTAAAGTAAAAAATACAAATTATGTTTGCTTCCACTATAAATCTTACAATATTTATAATGATGATTATAATCTATTTAAATGAGCTGAAAAATGTATCAATGTTTGTCTTCAATTTCAATTATATTAAGGATTTGTCAAAAATAATAATGGAACAGAAATGTAATAACATCTATTGCGAAGCAGAAACAGACAGATATCAAATTGCAAAGAACAGTTATAAATTATTATTACCCAATGATATATTTAATTCCAAGACTTATACTATTATGGTTTTCATAATATCAATAATGATATATCTATATTACTATTATCTGCTATTTGATTCTACAGATAGCAATAAATTATACCATTTTCTTGCGCTTCATCTTATATTATTGACAATTTTAATTAGTATGATAATACTCAGGTATGTCCCTCACGATGAAGCAGGATACTTAAACTATTTCAAGGAATTTAATAATCCCGAAAATTCTTTCGCTACATTTATTAAATTTTTTAAATTTTTTATTTGGGTTTCTATGGGTCTCATTCCAATAATTATAATTATGATTAAAAATAATAATAGTATTTTTATGTCTGCTAATGTAGCCATTCCTTTGTTTATGAAAATATTATGCTATTTGTTATCACTTGTTCTCCTATTTAATTTAATGAATATAGTGATGAGTTTCCGCACTAATACAAAACCTATTTTAAAGACTAAGTCATTATCTTGGTCTCTCCAAAAATCTTTTGAAAAATTATATAATGACTTTACAGAAGGCGAAAAGGTAGTATTAGAAGCTGGTATTAAAGTTGAATGGGATATATTTATAGCTTTAAAAGATACAGTTATAGCAAGTGGAACTGCAACAAGTGAGCAAAAAATATCATATATTATAAATATATTCATTGCATTTAATGAATTAGCAAAGATTACTTTGAAAGGATTTACTATTAATGAGAAGGATATTAATAGTAATTATATAAAAGATTTAAAAAATACAATAAAGGATAATAATACTAATTTGAAAGCAGTCGCTGCTCCTACTATTGATACAAAGGTTTCAAATGTAGCTCTGATATATGATAAAACTGTAAAGATACCCGCCACTTACAATTATACTAAAGAAGATTTAGAAGAAAAACAATATTTAGATGAACACACCACTAATAGTAATGATAATAATACGGATTACATATATACAGCGGACATATCATACGATAGCCCTAATCTATTTTATGAGAAATACTGGGATGTTAACTTTGGATCTATGTGGAAGTATGACTATTTTGTGCCTACAATACTATTTGCTGATTATAAACCGAATTTATATAAGATTTTTATGATAATTGTTATTGTTATTATAGGTATTTTTATTATACACGGAATAGCTATGTTTGCAAAAACAGAAGGAATAGACTATAGCTTATTATATACTATATTACAGCCGTTGATTATGCTTATATTTTTAATAGGATTTATATTATTATTTATTAATTTCAATACTTGGTTTAATAAATATGTGGTTTATATGTGTCTTGATAGTAGCTATAAGAGGTCTTTAAATAAACTTAATAATATCGTAACGCCATACATAAGAATGTATGATAACAAAATAATAAGAGGCAATAAAACTTACATACGCCATTATATTATTGCTAATGTATTTTATTCAATACTGAGTGGTAATATAAAATTGAATGATGGGGGTGATTTAAATCCTACATCAGAGCAAAGTAGTGCAATAACCAATAGAGATAAAATAACAGCCGCATATGATGCAGCAAAAAAAGCTAATGAACATATAATATTATTGCTTACAAATTTAAATGATGTTCAATCTAAACCAAATGCAGCCCAAAAAGAAAAAGTTAAAAATTCTGCAGATGTTCTATATACACCTCTTTTAGGTGCTGTAGCTGAAGCGGGTTCAGCAACTGTAGCTGAAACTACGGCAAAATCAGCATATTATAGGAGTGAAAAAATAACAGCTTTTATTGCTGCATTAAATGATCTTAATACAAAAATAGGTGAAATTGTTATTACTGATATTACAGCTGCTAATTTTTCTACAAAATTACCAGGTATTAAGACTAAAGTTGACGCTATAATAACAAGTCAAGTTGCTTCATTAAGTACGGCACAGAGTAGTGTCCTTGCATCAAAAGAAATAAGTTCTGAAACAAGTGGTATTGTTGATAGTGCCAAAGAATCTGTTACAACTCTGCAGACACAAATAAACACTATAACAGCTACTGGAGCTACTGGAGCAAATGATATAAGTAGTATTAAAGCAAAAGTTAAAAATGCAAAAAGTTTGGTTGCTTATGCAAAAAATATAGTGGATGATGCATATAGATTACAATTAACTTCTGTAGATTCTGCAACAAAATTAAAAAATTCTTTAATTACAGTTAATACTACAGAAGCTGTTGATCTTACTGCTGCTAATACTGAACTAACTATTAAAACAACTGCAAACGCATATTACAAAAAAGTAAGAGAAGCAAAAGGATTATCAGACACAGCATTAAGGGATGCAGAATTAGCAAAAAACGCTGAAATTAAACTTAACCCTGATTCTTCACCATTAGCGCCCATTGATGAAGATACAAAGGAGACCAAATATTATGATATCTCAAGAATTAAAGAAAATAGATTGAAATTTGCAAATATGAATAACAGTATCCTTAGCAATGATAATGAATATAGAGAATATTACAAAGGTTTATATGACAATATATATCAGGAAACTTACACTGAAACACAGGCTGAAAAATTATACAAAGTATTTAAAGATATTTTTACAAAACCTGATGGTGCTGCAAATAATATAACAGCTGAGGCAGGAATAGACGCTTACTTTAAAAATCTTATCATTACTAAGGATGCAGGAGCTAAAAAGGAAGGAACTATTGACAAGATTTATTTAATTATTAAAAAATGCATTGATTTATTTGATGAAGAAAAGTTTAATAATAATTTAATATATTATAATAATCCCGAAAACAAACAAAAAGGGATTGACATTGACTCTTATGCTAAGTTTAAATTTTATAAATACGGAGACAATGTTATACCTTATAAATTTATATTAAATTTAAAGACGACTACAGAATATGATAACTTTGTGAAGGATATAAAGACTGTCGCGATGGCAGATTTCAATAAATATACAGATTCTACAGATATAACAAAAATATTAGAAGAAAACGACGAAGAGGATTTACTAAGTCAGGCGTCTGATATAGAAAAGAAACAGGATAAGAATTTGATAAAAATAATTGCAAAGTATTTATTAATTCTCGGGCATATAAATTATAATAGGATTGAATATAGTAGTGATGCCACAAAAAAGCAGGAAATATATGAAAAGAAATCATATTATTTATATAGATTATTTTCAAATATACTATATGATGATACATATGATATTAATGATACCTTTAAAACATCACCTGCGCCAACTCTTCTAATAACAAATGCAAAATACTATAATTTAACATATATATACAATTATTTAGAAACAAAGTATGTCGTTATATCCCCTAATAGTAATAAGAATTATTTGATAAATATCATTAAGAGTATTAATAATAAGATCAATGACGACGATAAGACAATGAATACTGATGCCAAGAATGCGCGATATTTATTTCGTGAAAAAATAAATAACAAGAATAACCCCGAAGAATACGATAACGAAGAAGATATTCTAACTATTGCCAATAATATATCAACGAGCTCTTTCATTGCGACATATGTATGTAATATTGTTGTATTAACATTGTATTTTATAATTATATCTTTCAATATTAAAAAATCTTTTTAACTATTTAAATAATCTTTTTAACTATTAAATATAGATAATATTATACTTACAATGGGTGATGAAAAAATTTGCAACAATATAAAGTGTGATAGCTATAATAGTTATTATGATGAATCTAAAAAAGAAGATAAAAAAGACAGCGAACATAATTGCTGCTATGATTTAAAAACAAAACTACACGAATTTTTGCAAACAGACAACTATATGTTAGACTATAAGAACCTTTTTAAGAAGGAAGAAAATGTAGACAGATTGAAAGTATTATATAGTAAATTCTTCCAACCATATAGTGTTTTACAAAATAACAAAGTATGCGCTGAAATTAATGAGAAATATTTTGATATTTTTGGAATTATACCTTTAGAATTAATACCTGCATCATATATACCATTTAATTATAAAAATTATGATATGAACTTGGATAGGCTCAAAAAAGGTGAAATATTTTTTGAGGATGATTACAAAAGGGTCTTTGTTGATTATAATCAACACCCCGATGCTCTTGATAAAACCTATATTAGCGAGAAAGATTTAAAGGAATATTTAGAGTTTTGCCTAAAGGACAAATTAAACAACCCGAAGTCAATATTCAACGCTTATTCAATATATACGATGACATTTTTAGTATGCCTATTATGGTTTTTTATTGTTATAATGATGCTATATGTGCTGTTTTACTATTATAGGGATATATATTCATATATTCTATTATTTACTACTATTCTCTTAGTATTAATAGCTATTATTTGGAAAATGATTTATATACTTAATATAGATTAGATTAAATACAATTTATTATCTATAATACGATTAAGGAAGTGCAATATAATGTCTATTGAAGAGAAAGATAAAGAAAAAGATAAATCAATTTACAATTACAATATGATCTTCAACAAGATTGGTAATAATAACAGCGAGGAAGATAATAAATTTAATACAGACCTGATAAGCGATCTTGATTTACAAAATTTTGACCCGAGGAGATATGAATATTATACAAACTTACTAAAAATATATAACGAAGACCCAGATACATTATTCAACTTATTGAATAAATATAATAGCATAAAATACACAAAAGAAGATGAAAAGAAACTAATAAGACAAATATATGATTATGCAGTAAAATATGCAAAGGCAAAGAAAGCAGATGATGATTGGAAAAAAGGAACACCAACAATAGCGACTGAGCAAGGAGGAGGAGGAGCACCAGGAGCAGCAGGAGCACCTGTAGGAAAAGAAGCAGCAGAAGCACCAGGAGACGGAGCAGGAGCAGCAGGAGATGGAACAGGAGCACCAGGAGCATCAGGCAAATTTAAAAAAGCTGGAAAAGATGTTATTACTTCTAATAAAGTTGTTGATGCATTTAAAAACAACGCAGAAACTGCAAAACTAACACCTATTGAACTATTGATAAAAGGGCTAAGCGATAAATTAAATAATGTCCTCCCTAATCCTAATGAAGATGAAGCCACCAGTGCAAAATATACTGATACCTTTGTAAATGATTATAATGATGAAAAGAAATCTCCAGAAGAAAAATTAAAAGAAATTGAAAAGAAAAATGTAGATAAATTGAAAAATACATATAAAGAGAATGATACAATAAAACTTTCTCCAAAAAAAGAAGCTACTCCACCACCACCACCAGCACCAGGAGACCCACCACCACCAGCACCAGGAAACCCACCAGGAAACCCAACAGGAAACCCAACAGGAGTCCCAACAAGAGGCCCAACAGGACAAGAACAACAACCGGAAGAAGATAAATTATTAATGGGAGCTATTGTATTAGATTTAATAGGAAATCTACCTGTCTCAGAACAATCACCACCAGCACCAGCACCACCACCAGCACCACCACCAGCACCAACACCAGCAGCCGCAGAAAATAAAATATTAGACAGTGCTTTCAATTTATTACCTGGTTTATTAAAAAATATAGATGAAGATGAATTATTAAAGCAAGCTCTTGAATTATCACAGAAAATTTTAAATAATATTAATAAAATAGAAATAAAAGAACAAGGAAAAAGAACAATATTAGATGATGCTGTTGATTTATTACCAACATTATTACATAAAGAACCAGCAGAGCCAGCAGAAGAAAGCACATTATTAAATAGTTCATTTGGTTTATTACCAACATTATTAAATATAAAAGCAGATGCAGCACCAGCACCAGCACCAGCAGAAGAAAGCACATTATTAAATAGTTCATTTGAATTATTACCAAAATTATTAAATATAAATGCAGAAGCACCACCAGTGCCACCAGCACCACCACCAGTGCCACCAGCACCAGCAGAAGACAAAGAAATATTAGACAATACATTAGACTTATCAAAAAAACTTTTAGTTCCTGGTGCAGCACAAGAAGGAGGAAAAAAGAAAATAAAAGGAGGGGCAATTGACAAATACAGTGATGATATTTTAAAGATGCAATATTTAAATACCAAACGCTATAATAATGTAAAAAAAGCTGATATTGAGGATTATAGGAAAGAGCAAAAAATCCGTAAATACAATATTGTTCCTACTGAAACAAGTAATAAAATTGAGCAATTATCTAATGATATTGATGTATATAATGATAAAATAGAAAAAAATAATGATGATGACAAATATATTATTCAAAAAATAAAAATTTTTGAGAATGACCCTAAAAATCCTATAGAAGAATTAGCTTTAACTTTTGATGATAGAATAGTATTTATTATTGCTACTTTTTTTATTAGATATATAACTATAATTATGGTTCAATGGTGTATAGATATTAATATTATTAAAACATTTTATGAAGGATTTATATATTATGCCGTAATATACATATTAATATTTTGGTTTATTGTGCTATTTGTTAATATAGATAATACATATGATGTAAAATATATGAACTTTAACGGAGTTATAAATAGTATCCGCACATTATTTTACTATTTTTATATGGGAACAAATGGAATATCGCGGCTACTTATTCATACCTCCCTAATAATAATATTAATAATAATACCTATAATATTAAATATTAAAGGCAAAGTTGAATTCAAAGACGAAGACCAAAGCGAGGCTGTCGTAATACTTGCTTATGAAGAGCGAAAGCAACTATCAAAATCTCTATCATTATTTACAATGTTCATATGGTTATTTACAAGTATAATAGCAACCAAATTTTAGTATATTATATATCTCTAATTATTTTAGAAAGGATACAATAAGTAAATGGATGGGAATCTACGCTATATATCTTTGCAATATATCAAAGGAGATAATTACGAGGAAATAACCTGTTTCAAATATGCAGAAATAATGAAACTATTAGGTGGTGATGATGTTGCTGAGGCAGCTCCTGCTGTTCCTGCTGATGCTGCTGTTCCTGCTGCTCCTGCTGCTCCTGCTGCTCCTGCAGATGCTGCTGATCCTGCTGCTCCTGCAGATACAAATAAAGTTAAGATGCAATTAAAAAAGAATCCTTTAAAATTATATTTTGAATTAACTGATACAAAAGAAGAAGAAAAGTGTAAAATTGGTGAAACTTTTTTAAACGATTTAGTAAACTATTATAATTTCAAAGATATAAAGAGGATTTTAATAAAAGCAAAAAAAACTACAGAGGAATTTATAGATGAAGATAAAAAAAATACTAAAGATATTGAAAATCTGAAGATAATTAAAGATAAAATTAAACTTTTTGAAAATATAAATTCCGTCTTATCTCCATCAACAGGATCAGTAATAAAGATAATAAAAAAGAAAATGGACAAGGATTCTGCAGCAAGTGATGATATTAGTAAGGAAAAAAGAAATAAAATTAAGGATTTGTTAGAAGAATTAACAAAAGAAAATACAACACCTCAAGTGACAGATGAAAAAGATATCAGTAAAATTAAAGAAGACTTAAAAAATGCAACTGATTTAAAAACTTTCAAACTAAAGAAAGAAGAATTAAATGATGCTTTATTTAAAGAACTTCAACAATCTGCAACCAATTTATTAGAAGATCTTCGTAATTATGATAGTGATGACAGCGAAGAAAATAAGGAAAATGAAGCTACCAAATTACCAATTTTTAAAGTTAAACTAAACGAATTACATACGCGCTTATTTCAAGATATAAAGGATAAGCAGAAGGAGTTAGATGATAAAAAGGAGGCATTAGATAATTTAATGAGATTATATAAAACCTATATTAAATATTGTAAAATTAATATGGAAAATTATGAAAAACTGTTTAAGTATAATGAAATTAGTAATATTGATGAGGCTTTTATGATTGAATCGTATTCAAAGTTTTTAAAGAAATTGATGAAATTAAAAGAAAATTTGGAAAGCAAAGACACAGGGAAATTGAAGCGACTTTTAGTGGATACCTTTAACAGGTTATTTAATAAACATGGCATTGACCCAAATAAAACATTAAGTAAAGAAGATAATGAATATATAATAAATCTTATATTACAATAGCAAGTTTTTTATTATTATTATTTTTATTATTATTATTATTTTTATTATTATTATTATTATTTTTATTATTATTATTATTTTTATTATTATTTTTATTATTATTATTTTTATTATTATTTAACTTAAAAATACAAGAAAAAAGAATGAAACAATGAAAGAAAGCATATATCACATATATAACATATATGCATATAATTTAATTGGAATAGGCAAGGCCGCCCATACCAGAAAGGATACGGAGAACATTGTAATTCACGGCATATACACTGATTATACCGGGGATGCTTGAGGATAATGATAAAACAGCGGTATCAATACGGGACATATTAAGAGTGCCACTGGGTTGATGCTCCTCGGGTTTAAGAGCAAAAGAATATACATTGATACCTTGGTGATACTTGTTAGGAGTATTTTCGTGATGCTGATAGGGTTGAACAAGTGTGAAATAATCACCCTTGCGAGTCGCAAAGCGATCATTGCCGTTAAGCATTATCTTGGCATTAGTAACCGGGTTGGTAGAGTCAAGATGGTCGTTATTATTAACAGAACCACCAGCAGTTGAATAGTTATTCCAATAAATATCACCAGTGCTCTTCTTGATAGTCCATACTAATTCCTTGCAGGGATGATTGAAATTCATTCTTATGCTTTTCATTGATTCTCCAGTGGAAGTTATTGAGTCAGCGCCAGTGAATTGAAGTTGCTCAATAAGATATTCGTGGGATAGCTGGGCAAATCGGCGACGCTCATCAGTGTCAAGGAATATGTAATCAACCCATAGATTAGCCTTATCTAAGACAATAGATCCACTGAGGCTGGTATGCTTATTATTTACATAAGAAGTTGTTCCTGTTAATTTAGTTTCTTCTTCAAAAGTATAGTTAGTTTCACCAACATCTTTCATTGCGGCTTCGCTTTCATATTCAATATTGATTTTTACTTCGTGATATTGAAGAGCGATTAAAGGAAGCGCGAGACCTACATTGCGACAGAACCAGAATTCAAGGGGAACATAAAGTTCATATGTCTTAGTGGCTTCAAGTTTAGTTGAGATATTTCGTGCATTAGCACCGACCATAACATTATATCCATCGCGCTTTCCAACGGGAAGAGAGAGTTCATTCCAAATATATAGCCATTCAGAGTAATGCTTATCTATGCGCTGACCACCGATTTCAAGTTCTATGGTTTTTAAAAGCTTTTGACCAAAGTTAGGAACAAGTGCTACAGAGTTTCCTCCAGAAGCTGATGTATTCTTAATTACACCATAAAAATACACGCGATGAATTAAATCACCATTACGAGTTATTTGGAAACTTGCGCGAGAGCCAAGAGAATTACTACCGGTTGATGTTTGTTCAATAGCTTCAATAGCGAAGTTAGTATGACGGCGATATACAACCTTGAAGAAGGTAATTTGAGGATTACCAGTTAAATAAACATCCTGTGCTCCATAAGCTACTAATTGAAGAAGACCACCACCCATTTACGCTATATTCTTTATACTATTAGA